GACTTACCTCATCCCAGATTTCTTGTGTAGTTAGTTCATAACAGGCACCAGAATCTTCTCCTACAATGAGTTCACCAGGTGTGAAGAATCCATCAATAATTGAAATCTCCAGTTCCATACTAGATCTGGTAAAGTTCTTAACACGAGCAGTAGTTTTACTTGATTGACCTATGATCACTTCATTGAAGATGTATGTGCCAATTCCAACTGTGGTTCCAAATCCAACAACACCAGGCTCACTAAAGGTAACACCAGGAGTCTCAGTGTAACCACAACCAGCACTAATCAGATATGCTGCAGTTACTACACCAGCAGTGTTGATGGTGGCAACTCCAATGGCATTAGCTGATGGATGGCCAGGATCATATGCCCAGTTATTACTCCAATGGAATTGTGTAGAATCAAAGAATGTAGTGGTAGAACTAAACTGCTCACAATCAGCAATATTGTTGCCATCAATATAAACATTAGGAGCTGTATTGTAACCAGAACCACCACTTGTGATAGTGATAAACTGAACTGAACCAGTAGTACATATACCAGCTGTAGCAGCTGCACCTACTCCTCCACCACCACTAAAGGTAATCCATGGTACTTCTGTGTAACCACAACCAGCATTAGTGAGTAGTACTTCCACCACTCTTCCAGATCTACCAAAACATCCAGGATATTCAAAACTAACTGATGCAATACCAGTGGCAGTTACACCTCCAGAAGGAGCTGAAGAGAATGCAACTTGAGGAGGGCTGGAATAATCCTTACCCATATTGGTGATAGTAACACCTTGCACTGATCCAGCTGCACAAAGGGTAGCTGTGCCAGTAGCAGCAGATCCAATACCAGACCCAATCAGTGATAGAGTTTGAATATAACCCAGTTCCTTGATATCATCGTCAATCTTATCAACACCTGTATCAATAACCTCATCTTCCAGACGGAAGAGCTCACACTTGAGTTGGTAAATATAATTCTTTTGTAATTGATAAAATGGTTGTTCGTGTTCTACATACTTAATTTCAAACAACCTATCCCCTAGTGGGAACCAGATTATATCTCCTTCCTTAGGACGATCAGTGAGTTTGAGATCTGGTATATCCTTAGCCAGACGTGCAATGTAATCATGATATCTCTCTTGAGAGATACTCACAGTCATGTCATCCTTTTCTTCAATTCCAAACTTGGAGAGGATAGTTCCTTGACCACCATATCCCTCATAAGAATCTACATAAGCCTCAATTGGGTAGGCATGGGTAAACTCTGATTGAACAACTTCTTTGATTACTTTAGTGGTCGTGAGATAACTACGAGGCATGTAGTATACCTCAACTCCGTACATTCGAAGCTGTTCATTGATTAGGTCCTGTACTAAACTTTGTTCAGTTGGACTCCCGTTGATAAAGAAGGGATTGAGTGACATAATTTATCAAGCAATGATATCCATGGGTGGAAGTTCATAAGTACTAGACATCATTTCTCTCATTCTATCAATTTCATTTTGACCATCTTCATAAATCTGTCTACCATTAAACTCAATTCCACCAGGCAATTTTACCCCTTGGAACTTCATTAAATTCATACCCCACTGTCTCTTAATGAGAGCAGTACAGTATGGTTTGAAGAATGAATCATTCCATACTCTTGTATATTGATCAGGATCCATTTGTCGCCAACAATCTATAACAAGGAACATTCCTGGCAGTACAGTATCCCAGTTGATATCAAGATATAACCTATCTTGTCTCTGGTTAAATCTTATCTGTTTGTGAGTATTCAACAGGAAGTTGATGGTAGACAATGACTCCATAGCCATTGAATAAGAAAGTAAATCTAAACTACCCCAGTTATAGATATCATTCAAGAATAACTGATACTTGAAACTGAACATGTTACTAGTGTTCAATCCCTGAGCATCATCCCACTGGAAAATCTTATTGATACCAATAATATTGGAGGGTATTTCTAAGTAGTTACTATTTTCGTAGTAGGTAAAGGTGGTAGCTGTTCCTACAATATTAGTTGTAGCTTTAGTGGTAACAATTCCTACTTCTCCAGTTGCTGATGATCCAGGAGCTCCATCAGGTATAGCAGTTCCACGTTGTATATCCTCTGTCGTGATTCTATACTTCATCAGGACTTGAGCTACACCATCAAAGTGTCTCTCTTGGAAGAATTGTAGAGCATCATCAACTAGATCTTCAATCTGCTCTTGAGCCACATTGATTTCTAGGACTGGGGCCCCTAGCTGCCTCAAGCAGTAATCAATAAATTCTTGTCGAGTACTTGGACCAGCCATCTATATAAATTCTATTTTTTTTCTATTTATCAATGCATACTTAATAGCAATAGTAAATCTATGTCTATCTCTGAAGGGTGTAGCCCTATGTAAAAGAGATGCATCAAACTTCAACATTCTATTTGGTTTGGGTGGTACACCTTTAATTAAATCATCTTCATAGATTTGAGTTTCTCCACCATCATCTGGTTTCCATTCCTTATTAGGATAGTAGATAAAAGTAATATCCCCCTCTTCACCATCAGTATGGAAATATGCCACCTCACCAGGAGCAAAACAATTCACATACATTCTATAAAGATAGTACTCATCTGGTTGATTGATGGTATCTTCAATCAGTGAATAGATTTCACGATCTGTTATCTCATGAACTAATCCTGTAGGTGGTGTTCCTTCAGTGTCATACTCCCCATAGGTGTATGAAGAATTTTCACAATAATCTAGAAGTGATAAGTGTTCTTGTTGAGTAAAGAAATCATCAATTACATCAACCATTTTGTTTTACAAATGATGATAGCATATCTAGGATACTATCAACCTTACCCTCTAAGTTTTCAATCCTCTCTTGATCAGAGAGGAGTTTTTTTCTATTAGATACGTATGTTTGGTATTCAAGGTTGTTTTTGTTCACAATGGCGTTTGTTTCAGAATCTCTGAAAAAACCTTCCATCCCTTCTACTGGTATAAGTTTCATTAGGCGAATGATATGGCTCTAAGATTTTTAATTTGAGGAACAATGGCCATATTGGTTGATGTTCCAATAATCTTGATCCTGAATGTTCTAAATGCAACCTGCTCATCTCCAGTGAATTTGTATTCTCTGAAGAGATTCAGTGATGGAGTCTGTGAGAAGGAATCCATTTTAGGAACATTAACATCAGGTGTGCCATCATTATTTGCTGGATCAATGATTGAACCATTGATATCAATGTTAGCATCACCAGAGAAATGAACAAAGATTGTCTCAGCTGCATCAGTATCTTGATATAGTGCATAGAATACTCTGATATCATTGTAGTTAGAAACATAAGCATCTAATTGAACTTGGAGGGATGTGGCTGGATTTTCTAGAACAATATTCTTTGTTACATAGATGAATCTGTTGGGATCTTCCTCAATAGTATTAACTCTAGGATCAGTTGCATAATTTACAACTGGTGCATTAATTCTATTATTAGTGAAGATTACACCCATATCATTTAAATCAATAGCTGGGCTGATTCTTGAATCACCTGTGACCAGATCTTGAGTAAAGGTAAGAGACTTACTACCAAGATATATTTCACCATCCAAGAGAGTTTCTTCATTAATATTAGAAGCAACCATTCTAGGAGTATTAAAGGTTACTGTCTGAAACAGTGCTGAACTTTGATATCCTTGATCCACATAAGAGGCTTCAGTTCCATTTACACTAGATTCACTAATGGTTCTAATGTTGTTGTAGATCACTGTGCCAGTGGGCATAATAGTGTTGATCTTAGGAATCATCTGAGTGAATGGGAGGTTATAACTACCCTTCACATCAATACCACCACCAGTGGTATCTCTATTAAAGTATAGAGCTGGGAATCCTTCTCCATTACCAGGAGCTCTATTAGTTTTACTTGCCCCTGAGCCCATGTTGACACTAATGTTATAAGTATCCAAGGTAATTGGTTCAGGTCCAGTATAATCACTTAACTCATGAGTAGTATTAATCCTAAGAAGTGATACACCATCCAGTTCATACTTATAAACTAGTNCACCTTGAGAATGTGAGGCCACAACTGTATTATCAACCCCTCTAGTGATGCCTGTAAGGGTGTTACCATCTACAGCAGTATAAGCAATTATTTCACTACCTATCTTCACATACCCAGGATTCGTATTAGCAATACCCAGATTTTCAAATGTAGTAAAGTTGATTACATTTTCAACAGAGAGGAATGTTGTAGTAGTATTAGAAAATGGATCACTGAGAGTAGTTGGTACAATATCAGAAGAAACATCAGTAATACTTACTCTGTTTACATCAGAATACATTCCATGGTTTCTCTGGAATACCTTGACATCATCACCACTCTTTATCACATTAATGATATCAACACGAACATCCTCACCAACTGTAGAATTGAGAGATGTTTGAATACCAGAACTATTGACAAATTGGATGAATTGATTTGCTCCAGTTCCAAAGGTTCCTTGAACATCAGTGAGTTCAAGTTGATTCTCCCCTTGAATTTCTGCAAGGGATAGTTTCATACCTGCTCCCAAACCTTCAGTACCAACCTGAATAGGTGTAAGAACATCAGCGACTTTATAACCTACACCACCAGCTGCAATAGTAGCTGCAATGGCCACACCATTTTGAATGGTAATGTCTGCTGTTGCGTTGATGCCAAATCCAGTAATAGATGTAAGAGCAACACCAGTATAGGTAAAGTGAGGTGGTGAAGCAGCAGGTGTATATCCCACACCAGGATTGGTGAGAGTCATATTGCCTGTAGCTGAACCTGCTAACGCAACTAGTGTTCCTGTAGGACTTTGGTTAGTATTGGATTGGAATA